GTCGTGAACTTCGTGTTCTTCTCAACCACCGGAGCAGCACGTAACGCTTGCTCATCAACAACCAGAACACAGGTTCTTTCGTCGTTCAGCATGGTAAAGAAATGATTCCAGCCGATGAACTTCTGTTTGCGGGCAGAGAAATGCACAGTCCTGTAAGGAAACTTATCCCCTTGCCAGTTATGTTTCACCTCAACCTCAAACCCGAAATCGTCACCGTCACGGGTGGCCAGCACATCAATGCCGTACAGGTCAGGGTTCACCCAAGCTGCAAACCTGTTTGTTTCTAACCATTCGATGATCCGGTATTTAGCGTTGTCATCTGCTTCGTACTGGTCAGCATCAAATGGTTTTCCAGCCATCGCTAGTCCCCGCAGTATCTGCCTGGTGGGTACACAACTTTGGGGTCTGCTGTGCCTTGATTAACCATGTCCACTACGGAACGAACAGTTTCATCTACCTGTTGGGCGAATGTTTTTTCAGGTTGTAATGCTGCTAACTGCTGTTGCAGTGCGTCACGTTCTTCTGTGACCCGCATCAACTCGACCTGTAGTTCACGGATTGTTGCGTCTTGTTCTGACACTTTCTCCTCCAATGCTTCGATTAGTTCTTTGCTCATTAGAATCCTGCTTCCTTCATTAGCCATACGATCCATTCAAACGGCATGATTGCATACCAGTTACCTGGGTCTGTGGTTCCACGCTTCTTCGCTACGACACAACCAGTGGATGCTTTAGCGTTGACAGCTTCTGCTTCTAGTTCTTTGATCCAGCCAGCCAAATCCATTTTGGCGTGGTTCTTCACTTCAAACACGATAGGCCCGCATCCGGTGATGTCGCCTTTGTCAAGTGTTCCTGTCAAGGCACGGCGTTCAGCGTATGGGAATCCGTTTTCTCGTAGGTATTTGGCAACGGCTGTTTCGGCGGCTGTGCCTTTTTGCTTTTGCTTACTCATCAGATACCTCCACAGATGAAAACATTTTGTAATACTCGTATGTCTCACCCGTTTCTTCATTGATATGCAGACATAGTTCCTTGCGATGGGACCAGTTACCAACAATCTTGAAGCCTTCTTTAGTGGCCCGAAAGATAATGTCTCGTTCAATAGTTTCTAAAAACTGCTTCTGTATTTCTTCTGGCACCTTCATAGAAATGTCGGTTGTCGCACCGTATCTCTTACTCATTATTCACCACTTATCTTCCTCTGTATTTCTTTCATTTCATTGGTGATTGAATAAAGGTCGCTTCCCCATACATCACAGATGTGTGTCAGTATCAGTCGTAGGCGTTCTATCTCATCGGCTGCTTTACAGTTGTCGCACTCCACAAGCGCAATAGAACGAACATTCACGCAATCTGTTATGTCGCAGTTTTCCCGTAGTCGGGTCACAATGTCATCAGTCATTAGGGTTTCCCTCTTTCTTTTAGGCCTTTGATTTCATCGTCATAAGCATGAATACCGCACCAGTCCTGCTCGTAGTCATCACAACTACAAATTTCTCCATACTTATCCACAAGTCTGTACAGGTAATGGGCAATCCTTTCCCACCTAATACGCTCTGCCCGTAGGCGTTCAATCTCATCAACTGCATCACATAGACGGCAGTGAGGGTCGTTACCACACCCACGGTTATCACACGCCACTTCCCGTAGTCGGGTCACAATGTCATCAGTCATGCTTCTTCTTCTCCAAATTATCAATTACAGAAATCCAGCCAATGTGAAACTCATCCCAATCAGTTGTTGTTATTGATATAAGCGGGGCAACTAGATTTTTCAAGTTTGGGTTCGCTCCCAACCATTTATCCCAATCTTCTATTGGTGTATTTATGTCGTCAGTCATAACTGAAACACCCCCTGTAAAAGTCTTGACCCCAAATCTCAACAGGGTGGTACCCAAGCTTTACGCACATACGGTCAGCCGAATACAACTCGATACCTTCCTTCCACCAACGGTCAATAGATTTACGGCCCACAGCATCAGTGCGGTTATCTTTACGCAACCGATCAACAAACACCTTGCCATCCAGTCGAAGCGGATACGTTCTATCACGCCGCCTTTTCAACTTGTACAAGCTGTTATCCCGTACACATTCCTCACACCGGCACTTATATTTCAGATAGGTGTTGCGGTTGTGTTTCAGTCCAGATTCCACCATGACTTCTGCTTCCCTTCCCATTTACGGTAATACTCCTGAACCCACAACGGGGTTCCTTTCTTCGGTTGCAGCAACGCAACAGCGTGTGCCAACCCGTTCATCATCTGACGTAGATCCTTCACTTCTGCTTCTAACTGTTTCACTTGAAACTTCAGCAAAGTAATCCGGTCTTCCAATCTGTCTTCCTTATCCATGTCTAGCACCGAACCAAATCCCAAGGATCAGGATAAAGCAGGTGAACATGATGAACTGTAGGAAATCAGCCATTTACTGCCTCCCTAATTATGATTTGTAATTCTTCTTTTTCTTCTTTACTCAGCAATAAAGACAAAGGCATAAATTTTGTTGCAATTCTTACACAACTCATTTTCCACATAAATTCTTTTTGACGCAGCTGTTCAATCTCATCGGCTGCTTCGTTCATAATCACATCTGGTATGTCTCCATCACGCATGAAGTCATAACCCCGTAGTCGGGTCACAATGTCATTGCCCATTAGCGAGCCAACTCCTGCTCCATAGCGTGACGCACCAGGTCACGAATCAACTGTGAACGCTTCACATTACGAGCCTCACATAACAGACCGATCTCCTCTAACTGCTTAGGGGTGACACGGATACCAATAATGTGCGCCGATGCCTCTGATGCTTCGGGGTCAACGGTTCTTTTGTTAGCCATTAGAGAGCCTCCGAAATCTTCTTGTAGGCGGCACGAAGCTTGACAAGATCTGCTTCTGTCCATGTGTCTTCAGCACCAAGGCCAGCATCAAACGCCACCTTGTCGGGGTCAATGCCACGTGCTTCACAGGCAGAACGGAACTGGTTCACCTGGCTAGGTGACAACAGCTTGTACGGGTTATGCTTAGATTTATCCGCATCCACAGGCTTGTCTGCTTCTGTGATTTTGCCGGTCTTCGGTGCGGTTGGTTTCATCGCAGGCTTCGCTACTGGTGCAGGCTTGTCGATGTCATCCCACTCTTGCTTAGTCCACAACGACAGACACACACCGAAACGCATAGCAGCGTTACGCAGGAAGTCTGATGCGAGTTCTTTCAACAGGTCAGGCTTGTTGTGTGCAACAGAGCCGATACCCAATCGGCGTACACCGTGAACAGTCAGCCATCCAGCCATGTGTGCCATGCCGTTCTCGACACGGTATGCAGGCAGGCCGTCAGTATCAAACGCCACTGGTTCCCATGACCAACAAGAGTCAATCTCAATCAGCATCTTTGTAACATCGGCATGACCAACAAAGTCAAGTTGCATCCCACCCTTAGGTAGTTTGCCGACGATGCGTGGATCTGGTACGCCGTACTTGTTTAGGACTTCATCGAGTCCTACTGTTTTCTTTTCCATTACTTTTCTCCCTTCACGAGAAAGCTACGTGTTGTTGTTGTTTTGGTGAACTGGCTGTGCAGTTCGGGGTACGCTTCCTTAAACGATTTAGCGTCAAAGGTGCTGCGTTCTTGTGCCTTCCAAGTGGCAACTGTTGTACCGTTGATGGTAGCGGTGTCACACTCGCCAATCAACTCACAAATCTGAGATTTCAAATCATCTTCCAACTGCTTATACGAATCCAGTTCGCTACGCACATGACGCAGACGATCAAACAATTCAGCAGCAGTCTCAGGTAACTCCTGAATCTTGCTCACACTTTTCTTGTAGCGGGTAGCTGTCGTTTCATACGACCACTTCACACCAGTAGGCATCATGCCTAACTCGATAGCGTTCAGCCAAGCTTCAACAGCAGAGATATGTTCAGCCATTTCAGCCGGTGTAATCACCTGCTTATGCAGATGCAGAATCATTGACGGATCAAAGATTGCCCACAGCACCTCATCCGTGTCTGCACAGATGGCCTGTTGAATACCTTGGATACGCCAATAGTCAGGCAGTTGACCTTCCCATTTACGGGTGGTGGTTTTGATTTCCAAAATCATGCGGGTGTCACCGTCTTCGTAATACCCGTCAAGTGTGGCGACCATACGTGCGCCGTTCGGTGAATCAGCAGCAAACATTTCTTCAGGTGTGATGTACGGAACACCAATCTTGTCTGCTGCCCATTCCAACACGAATGGTTCAAGACGGTTGCCACGCTCCATAGCAGGGTTCGGAGGGATAGGGGTCGGTGCTACGTCACCCATTAACTCTGCTGCGTATGCGTCTTTCTTGACGAATGGATGCAACCCGTAGATCGCTGCCACCGCAGATGCGGATACTCGTTTGTTGCCGTGTTCGTCACGGAACCGGATGTTCAGCCAGTCTTGCCCGCCGTGTTCGGGTTTGTTGATGCGGTAACGATGTAAAGCCATTGGCTTCCCTTCTGTTTGGTTGTGTTATACGGAACAATACAGACAGGGTGTGTCAATGTCAAACAGAAATATCAGAAATAGTTTTCAAGCTACGCACCATGCCAACAGGGATGTGAAACGGGTGGATTCCTTCGCCTTCGTGGTATGACTGCCACACAGTCACATGATCTTTCTTACCGCCAGGTGCGTCAGCAGGGACAAGGAACCCGACAGTTTCGACAATCACTTCGCCTTCATCTTCGTATTCTTCAAGTGACAACCAGCCACCTTCGCCAGCGTGTGCATCGGCCCAACGAATCAAAACAATGGCGTACTCATTCTTCTCCATCTGCTTCTCCTTCGGTGCGACACTGCGGGCAGTTTTTACCTTCAGTCACACTCCATCCGTAGTCACAGTTGGGGCAGGTCAGCCAGTTCTTCGGTGCGGTCATGCCCGAATATTAGTCCCGTTTCAGGCGACTTTCTTTCCCTTATGTAGCAAGGCTTCCAACCGTTCAACAGCACGGATGAACTCGTCATGGTCAGCCGGTGGCACTACCACTTTGACGAGATACTTCAACAGGATTTCAATGTCGGCGTGTGTCATAGGACTGCCAACAATAGCATCAACGTGGGCGTGTGATGTGATCCTCAACTGTTGTTAAACGCTTCTCGATACGGTCAATCGCATCACGCATAGAAGTACCACCGTTGTTCTTCATGTTTGATTCAACGTGTGTAACAGCGTGTTCGATTCGTTGCGCCCACTTAAACATTGGATACAACACTGCACGATGGATAACACCAAGAGCAGTGACAACAGCACCTGCTGTGATGATCCATTCTGCGACAGTCATCTGTCGTCTTTGTTGCTAATGCGAACAGCTTCGCCCCATGCCATCAACAGAAAGATGGAGATACCAAGGATTGCACCGATACTCATCCAGATCAGCGCACCCACAGTTCTCATCCTGCTTTTTCAGCAGCCTGTAGTTCAGCCCATACTGCAGCGAACTTGTTTGGGTTGTCTGCCATAGCAGGTGACAGTTCAAAATGCAACCAACGCCCACCTCTGGAACCGGCGTTATCTTGGTCGTTATAAATCTTGACCGACTTCGGATCGGTACCTTCGCCACGGGAACAGCGATAGCCACGACCCCACCCAGGTTTTCCGTCTTCTTTGTCGGCATCAAAGGCATAATCATGTGCTTCTTCAAGCCCTAGTGCAGCACTGTTCTTCAACATGAAATGCCACAGTTCCATCGCCTTTGTGCGGTTACTGTACCCCAAGTCGCAGGCCCTGCCAGTGGCGTGGACTGATAGCCAGCGTGGGTCGCCCTTCTTGGCTTTTGGGTTGTTCATTGAACGGTTCACAAACCCACCAAGATTGGTCAATCCGTATTCCTTCATCGCCAACTGCATGAACTTCTTTGTGCCTGGTCGAAGACCTGTACGTGAAAGTCCGTCACTGTTACCTGTGTACTTGCGTGGCATTATGGCCTCCTAAGAGAGATTGACATTAGATCAACAACAAAGAATATGAGACAGATTAGCAGAGATATAATCTGTAAAGCACCGGATAATGTAAGGATGACGATGATCATTCCTGCGAGTGTCCAAGCCGCACCCATCAGGTGACGTACTAGACGGGACAGGACACGACGACGCAGGGAATGTGGGCCGTTACCGAGCAGACCGATGAGATGAGTCGAAGCGACTGGTTCTTCAGCGTCAAACACAACAACGATTTCGTTGTTCAGCAAAGCTTCTTCGCCTACCTCTACCCCGATGACAGATCTGGAGAACTCTGATACTGCAATGGCGTATTTCGGTAGGGCTTTGTCTTCTTCAAACACAATGTACGAGGTGGGTGCTTTGAAGACGCTACGAAGGAATCTCTCTATCATCGTCTTCTCCCGTTTGTTGTACTGCTTGTGGTGGATACCCCCGTGGCTGAGATTGTAGCAACAGCCGCTATTTGTACGATGGCAACTGCGACCACGGTTCGGCGTTGTTCTTCGGTGGCGGTGAGGGTGATTTGGATCGGCCCGATACCTACCTTGCGGGTATATGTTTTACCATTCTGATTCGTCGTCTCCTGAGTCGGGGCTATCGAGGTGCTGGTCGTCGTCTCTGTCGTCGTAGGAACGCTTAGAGATGCCTCTGAGACGGTTGTAGAGGTAGAACCAAGGATCGTCGTAAGGGTCGTAGTCGATGAAAGAGTCGATGTAGGTATCTGACGAGGCAGAGAAGTTGAAGATGATGACTCCGTAGAGGGTGACAGGCTCACCGGAATCGTCGAACTCGGCGGAGTCGTAGTCGGCTGGAGTGAAGTCGATGTCGTCGTGGGCGGGTCGGGCAGTGTCGTCGTAGTGCTGGACAATATCAGCGAACTGGTGGTAGATGGCTCTGTTGTAGGCGGCAGAGTGTTCATCGTCGTCGTGGTTGTCCATACCTCAACTGTACTAAAAGCAGATGCAGGGATTATCTCCCAAGTTTCGTCAAGCATCCAATACAGTTTCACCCACGCTGCCCCACCGTTCTCGTAGTACCACAACAACATTTGTTTTGGGACACCGTATTCAAACGACACAGGTTCACTGACTGTTCCACCGCCACCTTTATCAAACCAGTCGTAAGTGACAAGGGTGTTGTCTAGATACAGAACAGTTCCGTCATCGGCTTGTGTCATGAACCTGACATCACATGTGCATGGTGCAGTGAGATACGAGTCGTATCGGACAACGAAATCTTCATACATATTGAACAACGGTTGACGATCAAAGTTCTGATCAACTTGTGCAACTTGTGTCGTGCCAACTATCGGTGTTGTCGGCGGTAACGGCGGGGCGTTATTGAAACCACGGTTGTTGAAAACCGTGACCGTAATACCAGGGTTCGGTGTTGCTTCTGATGTGGCGGCGAGGAATAAGACCGATACACCGATTAGCAGTAAAGCGTATTTAGCCTTCCGACTTGTCACGCTTCACACCGAAAGCAGCATCTACTTCGTGTGCTTCAAGCTTGCCATCCAATGAGGCTTTGGCGAGGTTGACGAGAACATCTGCGATGGCGTGGAAACCACCGAGAGCAGCCGAGTACCACAGTGGGATTTGTACGTCGGTGCCTACTGAGTTGATGATGCTGGAGCCTGTGATGATGGTAAGGCTCGACATGATGAACAGGGCCACGATTCGGGCTGATACATCTTTGGCAATCTTCAGTGACAACATGGGGTTCTCCTCTTGGGGTTCCCCTCCGATGTTGAAGTGTATCAGAAAGTCACTGAACCTGAGGAGTTAGTCACGGTAATAGACGGGTAGGTTATCTGCTGGAAATACTGGATGTAGTTAAATGCTTGAATGGTCATGGAAACATCTACAGATATAGATGATGTTGTTAGTCCACCATTGGCGTTGCTTGTGACAGACGTGGTGAACCCATTGGCAGCAACGGTGGCGGTTTTGTACGCCAACCACAGTTCACCCGTATCAACTATGTAGGTGCTGACACCGGAAACTGTCGGGGTTTCATCCCATACCTCAACCCATGATCCGCCTGATTTGACGAACACGGACAGTGGGCGTTTCCAAGAACCATCGTGTCTAGCCCAAAACTTAGACCAGCCCTTCCAAGAACCAGCGTCTCTAGCTTGTGGGTTCTGTGAACCGACCTTCGGCATTAGACAACCTTCACCCAAATGTCGCCGTTCTTACCGCCACTAGGGTCAGAGGTGGACACCGTTACTTGTGGGACTGTGGAGTAATCCAACTTGGCGTTGGTGACATTGGCATCCGTAATCTTGGCTGTGGTAACAGCGTTAGAAGCCAAGTCATCAGCAACGATGGTGCCGTTCACGATGTTCGCAGAAGCAACAGTGATGCCTGTTGGCAGTGCGCCTGTCGCCAACTTGGACAAGTCGATAGCAGCAGAGGCGTTGATGTCAGCATTGACGATTGCACCGTCAGCGATTTTGCCTGAGGTAACAGCACTGTCAGCAATCTCGCTAGTGCCTACAGCACCAGTGGCAATCTTGGCTGAAGTAACAGCATCGTCAGCGATACCGCCCGTAGCGACCTGACCCCACGATGGGTCAGTGCCGTTCGTCTTCAACACCTGATCAGCAGACCCCACAGCAAGACGGGTGAAACTAGAAGAACCGTGATACACAATGTCACCACGGGTTGTGTAGGTAGCAGTCAACTCGTTCGCTTCGTCAGCATCAATAGCTGTGAACACCGGATAAATCGTGCAACCAGACGCATGGTTCTGATCCGAAGTGTCATCCACACCACGGGTAATCGACGAAATACTGGTACCCGAAATAGAACCGATAAGAATCTTTTCCTCAGATGACGTGCCAGGGTCAACAACACAGTAGAACGGACCTGAAGTGGGCCAGCCTGTATTGGCTGAGATGGTGGCTGATGTGGCACCAGCAGACAAGCCAGCCGAAATTGTGGCGGGGGTGGCGTTGCCTTTGTATTTTCTGCGTGTCTTAGCCATGATGCTCCTATTCGGTGACCGTTCTCATAATAACAGTTGCGGTTCCTTCCCATAGCCAGTTCAGGTTGGTGGCATCAAGAGCCTGCCATTCGACATCTTCAACGATGACGGAGTAGGTGTCGCCTTTTTCTTGGTAGGTGATGATGCGTGGGTTCGCTACAAGGTTGTCAAGGATGTCTCGTTCAGCTTCAACATCCATGTAGTAGTCCTTGCCGTGGACATTCAAGGTGGAATGAATCAAGACGGGGACACTGATGAGACGGGAACGGGATGGTGCTGCATAGGCACGTGCCATCCAACGGGTCAAGGTTGGGCCTGTTGTGGCGGATTGACGGGTCAGTGTCAACTTGTAGGAGGCTTCAATGAACTTGTCTTCAGGGGCTAGGAAGGTGTGTTCCGTGTCTGCCTGATCTGAGTGGGTGCCGATGCTTTCGTATTCACCTGATTCAAACGAAACGGAAGTAGAGACAGAACCGACGAGTGGTTGTACACGGATGTCGAATCGTGGGGCGAACTTGCGATCTGGGATTCCCCAACGGTAGATGCCTGTCTCGATAGAACCTGAAGTGACAAGGTTCCCTGTGTCTTCAGCGATGACACCGACACCTGACACTACGAAGCAGTGCTTGTCGTTGAAGGTGACAACATTCAACACGTCTGCTGTGGAGCCGTACATTAGGTCGGTAGCGAAAGCGGGGGTGTTCGGGGCGATAAAGGTGGACAGGTCTAAACGGCCTAACCCTGTTGATTCACCGTCATAGTTTGACCATGTGAACCAAATGAACCTGTCGTTGGATGAAAACTTTTTGACTGATCCTGAAGTGGGGATGATGGCACCAGCAACAAGGTTGTTTTGTGAGTCTGTCGTGCAATAACGGACACCTTTGTTTGTGCCGATAAGGATGTTACCGAGGTATCCTGAGATTGCTGTGACTACTTCACCTGTTGGAAGTTCAAGAGCAACGACACCTGAGTCAAGTGTGCCGTCTGTTTTGACGGTGATTTTATAGATAAGAGATTTCTTGCCTACATAACCTGCTGCGTACACAGCGTTTTGTCCTGTGGCTACACCGACCCAACGCCAATCAGGGTCATCTATTATAATTCT